TCTTGATCGTTTCACCGATCAAGTTTGAGGCATATTTACTGAATGCCGCGCGCTCTGCCATGAGCATGTCATACCATGCCTTATCGTTGTCCCTCAGGTAATTGAAAGTAGACTGGTCGATACCGTGGGCGATATGCACATCAAGTAGCCTTTTCTCGCCCTCATGCTTTGCCAATTGCTTGGCATCCAGTAGGACAATGTTACCGTCCACCACGGCATAGGTGCGTTGTGGGACTACGTTGTCAGCATAGTGAATCGCCAACCCTTGCTTGATCTCATCCAAAGTATCCTTTGGAATCTGATTCTTACGATCCACATCGGGATCGCCAAGGGACGGGCAACGATCCATTGCCCACATCGTATCAACCCTTGATGCTGAATCGGCAACCCCCACTCGCTTTCCAAAGTCTGACCACGATTGAGGGACGTTTACATTGGCATTTGCTTTTGCCATTTTGATGCTCCTATAAAGGTTATACCGAGGCAGAATTGCACACGGTAACTACGTTTTACCATGTCATACGATATTGTCCAGCATTTCACGGTGGCGTGAATCACTATTTAAGCAAATGCGCCCACAGCGCGCGCACAGAAAAATAACTGGTTTCAAATTCGCAGGGCGAAAAAAAGCCCCGAGCCTTTCGACTCGGGGCTTAGTACTACTTAGCGTCTCGGTACGCTTGGACCTTACGCTTAACTAGTGCAGGGTCTAGCGTATCATCAATCACCGACTTATTTGATACAGTCTTGACCTTATCGAGAATGGCTTGAATATGAAGCTCCTCCCATTCGATAAAGGTCTTAGTTTTACCGCGCTGACGTTTTTCACCAGCTGGTGTCCTAAGCTCAATAGCCTTCTTAATCAGGTCACCAAAACGATTTGATGCATACTGATTGAAGCCAGTTTTAAGCTCTTGGACTAGACCGAGCCAGCTAGGCTCTTCTTCTTTAAGCCGGTTAAGCTCGGCTTGCGTCATAGCCATAACGCCATCAACTGTTAGCTGGCGCTTCTCTAGCTTCTCGTGCTTCATCATCTCCTCAAAGCTAACCTGCTCTACATACTGCTTATCGTTAGCGGTGACAATGAAGTAACGGGGGGGCTTGATGTTAGTCCCATAATGAAGCATATAGCCAGCCTTAAGCTCGGCTTGAGTGTCCTTATCAGGGATCTGCGCGTTAACCTTGCGATCAACTGTAGCGTCTCCGAGAGTCGGGGCTTTACCCATTACAAACCGCGTAATGGTCTCAAGCATCGAGTTGTTTTTGGCTTGTTGTTGACCTGCATCTTTAAGTGATGCGATAACAACTTCGGCAACCTGATTAACCGCAGGTTCGGCTTTTTGTGTTTTAGCCATAAGGCTTGACACCTCCATTGAGATACCTAGTAACCGCTAGGCCGGTCCGACTCGTTAGCCGGTGAAATACTTATAACTCTGTACCCTGAGAATGTCTAGCTTTTCACGGAGACATGAAGCACTAAATAGCGTGACGCACCCACAGCGCGCGCACGGACACATAACTGGTATCAAAGATTGGGGCGCAAAAAGAAGGGGCCGAAGCCCCTTGCCTACTCTACAACCTCCGAGTCCTCAAACAGATCATCCGCGTGGATGAAGTCAGCCCACTCAAGAACAGACCATGTCATACCCATCGTGCCAACCACTGTCATGATGACGTGGAAGGGTGAGCCTGACATGGGGAACGTGGATAGCCATGCAACAAAAGAAAGGGTAAGCATGACTGTGGAAGAAACAAGATTACAAAAGAATAAAGTCTTACGCATGATGCTCTCCTAAAAAGAAGGGGGCCGAAGCCCCAGGGTTGATACTACCTAATGCCAAACTTATCGCGTATGTAATGAAGCCTTCTACGAAACTCTTCATGCGCCGTGTTTTCCTTTATTTCATACTGTAAGCGAGCGCGCCTAATATGATCTATAAGAGGAAAAGAAGGGTTATCGTCCTTCATAGAATAAAATTCCTTGGGACTAAGTGATATTGCGAATTTCACATAAGCGTTGAAATGATCTGTCAAAGATGACCCATCAAGTTCTAGTTCCAATTGGACGGGTTCATTAGTGGTTGGCTTACGCATGATGCTCTCCTAAAAAGAAGGGGGCCGAAGCCCCCGATAACTACAGATCTAGATAACCATCGAACAGGTACTCAGTGTTCGGAATCCATCTGGCGTTGACCTCCCTGCGCCTGAGCTGATTAGATTCCAGAAAGCCAAGGGTAATTGCTCTGGCCTCGTATTTCGTCAAAGAGGACTTACGCAGTAGCGTAACCATCTTGTCCTTTGACTTAAGAACATCTTCATGTACTCGACCATCCTCATCTAGTGTTGGGATGATTACATACATATTAATGATCAGGGTTCCCGTGGTCATGACCGAGCCTCCTCTCGGTCAATGTATCGAATCCAAGCGGCTTCTTCTTGAGCGTAAGACTGCTCACGCCTGGCTTGCTCTAGTTCTTCAGGGAACAGATCCAATTGAATGAACCCGTTAAGTTTCCACTCAAGTATCTGACTGAGTGTAAATATGGTTTGTGCCATGATGGCCTCCATTGGTTAATACCTAGACGGGATTGTCTCGGTATGACTTTCTTATATGATAGGGTAGCGGTTAAGTCAAGGTTTTCACGGAGACCCCCCACTCCCCGACCCCCCTGTATGTCGTTTAGGATCCCTAGCCCCCCTACACCCCATAATCCGCACAAATAGCTCAGCAAAATCCCAAAACTATTTCCACACTACGTACTAAAAATCGACAAAAGGTGGCACTGATGGCACTGTCCAAAAAGTCCAAACTCCGTACCGTCAGAATAGTTAAAACGTCTGGCAAGTCTGGCAAGAGCCTGGCAAATCTCCTCTCAAACCCGCATGGTTAAGCCAAACTCCGTACCCTCAGAATGTCAATATTTTCGGGGGTACCCCCTACTAATTTAGTCAAGTATGAATACTCCACCCTTTTAGGGAAAACCCCCCTTACTAATATATGGAGTCCCGTCTCCTTTTAGGGTATATTTATTTCGGGGGTCGCGTCGGCTCGGCGACGTTAAAAAGCCTGTATCTCCTGTAGTTGAAAACACGCAAAGACTAGTAGGAAAAATCGGCCCCCACCCTTGCATACATATTAAGAATGCGGTATCTTCGGAACCCATGACGACATATGTGCTTGACATAGAGAGCAACATACCGCTTCCGAAAAGTGCCACAGAGGCCATGCCTCCTATGGATGCTAAGGAAGAACTAGAGGTTCGTGCCCGTACTATTAAGCTAATTGCTGATTTACAGGGCAAAGAGATCGAACCTACGGAACGTGACAAAGAAGAAGCCCGCGAATTAGCTAAGCAGATGGTAGATAACCCCGCTGCTCAGATCGAATTTGGTAACTATCGCAACGAAACCCTAGCCTATTTGGCTGGTATGGTCGCTTCTTATGATCAGATGCTGGTCAAAGAGCTGGCGGATTACAAACTTTATGTGGTTAATAAGTTAGTGGAGCAATCTGCTAACCCAGATCCTAAATTCTCCATCCAAGCAGTCAAAGCTCTGGGGGAAATTGATGGTGTGGATGCTTTCAAGCGGCGTTCCGAGGTAACTGTTAAGGTCAAACCGATTGATGAAGTCGAAAAAGACCTGCTGGCCCGACTTGATAAGCTAGAAAGATTGACCCAATCGGGGAAATCTGAAGAAGTGATCGACGTTGAGGCCATAGATGCTGACCCCAGAGAAGATTCAGAAGCTTAAATCGTTGCTTCCATACATGTCTGCCGATGAAAAACGGGAGACATTGGAGGATTTAGCCGTCTGGGAGAAGGAAGCAGTCCTAAAAATAGGTCAAAACAGCCTACTTTCCTTTGCAGATCACGTATATCCGGGCTATAAAGTTGGCCCCCACCACAAAAGACTGGCGAAGATATTTGAAGACATTGCTAATGGCAAGAAAAAGCGGGTAATAGTCAATATTGCACCGCGTCACGGGAAATCCGAGCTTATTTCTTACCTCGCACCGGCTTGGTTTTTGGGTAAATACCCTCATAAAAAGATCATTATGGCGTCTCATACGGCTGATTTGGCGGTTAACTTCGGTCGTAGGGTGCGAAACTTAGTCAATATGGAGTCTTACCGCGATATTTTCCCACAGATCGAACTCCAACAAGATTCTAAATCAGCTTCTCGATGGGGTACAAACTTTAATGGTGAATATTTTGCTATCGGTGTGGGTGGCGCTTTGGCTGGACGTGGTGCTGATTTGTTTATTATTGACGATCCTCATTCTGAACAAGAAGCTAAGCAAGGACGACCGGACGTATTTCTACCTGCTTGGGAGTGGTTTCAGTCTGGTCCTATTCAACGTCTTATGCCTGGTGGCGCTATTGTTATTGTTATGACTCGGTGGAGTAAATTAGATTTAACCGGTCAGATAATCAATCACATGACCCAGAATGAGGATGCAGATCAGTGGGAAGTTGTTGAATTTCCAGCAATTTTACCTTCGGGTAAACCTTTATGGCCTGAGTTCTGGCCCGTTGAAGAATTAGAAGCAAAACGTATTGGGATGGACCCCCGATATTGGCAAGCTCAATATATGCAGAACCCCACTTCGGAAGAAGGTGCGTTAATTAAGAGGGAGTGGTGGCAGATATGGGATGGAGAAAATCCACCTCAGTGTGAGTTCATTATTATGTCTCTTGACGCAGCGCAAGAAGCTAATAATCGGGCTGACTACAACGCATTAACAACGTGGGGCGTCTTTTATAACGAAGAAGTCGATAACTACAACATTATTTTGCTTAATTCGATAAAGAAACGTATGGAGTTTCCTGAATTAAAGCAGCTGGTGTTTGAAGAATATCGAGAGTGGGAGCCTGATGCGTTTATTGTGGAGAAAAAGTCCAATGGTGCCGCTCTTTACCAAGAACTGCGTAGAATGGGTGTTCCTGTTAGCGAGTTTACTCCCGGTAAAGGGCAAGACAAGATTTCAAGAGTCAATGCAGTCTCAGATTTATTTGCCTCTGGGGTTGTATGGGCGCCAGACAAACGATGGGCGAAGGATGTAATTGAGGAATGTAACGACTTCCCCGCTGGTACAAACGATGACTTGGTGGACTCAACGACCCAAGCTCTATTAAGATTTAGGCAGGGTGGCTTTATTCGTCTACCGTCTGATGAGCCAGACGAGCCACAATTCTTTAAGAGAAAAACTGTCGCATACTACTAATGGACACCTGCTTCTACCCAACAAATCACAAAAGCACGTTAGGTCCGGCGCTGTCTAGTATTATTTACAGTTCAACTACGTCTTGGACGCCCTATTACAACTTCAAAGCAGCTTATATAGACCCGACTATTTTATTTGAAGACGCTTTATTACGGACGCTTTCTGGTAAAAGGCATTTTGTTGGGGGCTTATTAGAGATCCCACCTCACACGGTCTACAACTGGCACACAGACACTGATCGCCATTGTGGACTAAATATGCTAGTGTATGACGACGGACAGAGCAGATGTTTGTTCGCTCCAGAAGGCGAACAGGTCGTTATGCCGACCATCGAACTGAAGTACAAACCAAATACGTTTTATGTATTTAATACGAAAGTACCTCATACAGTCATTAATTTTACTGCACCGCGCTACATGTTTAGCCTTGAATTTATCGGTCGAGACTATGGGCTAACTTACAACGAGCTGCTCTCAGACATTAAGGAATTAGGTTATGGCAATTGATAAAGCACTGAACCAAGCCCCTCTTGGGTTGTCTTCTGAAGATATGATGGCTGAAGGCCCAGATCTTGAGATCGAGATTGAGGACCCAGAAGAAGTAAAGATCAAGATGGATGGGCTTGAGATTGAGATCGAACCTCGCAAAGAAACGGACGAGGACTTCAACGCTAACCTTGCTGACTATATTGATGATGGTGAATTAGCCTCGATTGCTGAAGAGCTGATTGGCGATTTTGATGAAGACATCGCCTCAAGGAAAGATTGGATTCAGAC